AGCCAGGGCAGACCACCGGGGTGGCTGTGGACCAGCGCCACAATCTCACCCTGCATTTCTGCCTGCAGCCAGTCCTCCGGCGACATCCGGAAATAATCCTCCGGCTCACCGGAGATATTCACGCAGGGAAAATATCTTTCCCCCTCCGGCGTTCTCACCACGAAGCCGCACGACTCCGCTGGCGCACATCGCCGGGCGTGCGCCAGAATCGCTGATTCTGTCTCTGTCATGGGATTTACTGCGAAAGTTTGTTAATGGAAAGGAAGCCGCCAAAGTTGCCGACGTTATTGCGAAACTTACAGCCACTCAGGCATTTGCTGCATTTATCCTTCGTGATATCGGACGTCGGCTGGTCATATTCATCCGCGACCGCCGGACCGCTATAACCGCACTCATCACCGCGATAGGTCCAGGTACAGGTGTTGGCCAGCATGATGCGCCCCGGAAAAACAGCACCATCCGTTTCCGTCGGTGTGGACAACACAAAGGAGGCACTGACCGCGCTCAGTTCGCTGCACTGCTCGATGCGCCAGCGGCTGATCACCTCCTGCTCCGGATCGGCGTCGCTGTTTCCGTTGACGAAGTTCACCGCATCCAGAAAACGGGCGTAAACCTTACGCCTGACCACCGTTCCGCCGACCAGACTCTGCAGATCTTCCACCATCCCGGTGACCATGCCGTACAGGTTAGAGACTGCCAGCGTGGGGCGCGTACTGGTGCCTTTGCCATTCAGTTCAAAACCACTCCCCTGAATGGGATACGCCAGATACTGCCGCCCCTGCCAGGTGACCGGCTCACCTTTTTCGTTCTGCTCATTACAGAAAAAATAACGTTCACCACCGACCTCTGTCAGATCGATTTCCCAGAGCACCACGCTGGCCGACTGCTCCGCACGGGTGCATTCATTCAGTGTTTCCTGCCGGATATCCTGCATCAGTTCACCACCTGTTTAAACTCTGCGCTGAACTCAACACGCAGCATACTGACCCGCGACGTCCATTTTGCGCAGGTCACCTTTATCTGCCGCCAGTCATAAGGCGGCGTCCACAGAAAGGCTTTCCAGCCTCCGTGCTCTGCCAGAAACGATTCCAGCGCCGTGGCCTCCCAACGGGGGACAGAAATCGTCACGCTGTACGTTTTCAGGTTGGCATTCAGCCCGGCAGGCGCGCGCTGGGAGTAACCATCACCAAAGCGCACCTCCCTGACGGAAGGAGTCGAAGCCACATCCATACCCGGTTTCACTTTCCAGCGGAAGGTTTTCATCGTCCACCTCCGGAGAACAGACCACCATCACGCATCTGCCCGGTCACAACATCCATTGCCGCCTTACGGGCTACGTCATAAACCGCCTTCAGCGCCTGTGGCCCTATCTGACCGTTCGTGCCGTCGTTGTTAATCACCACATGGTTATTCTGCTCAAACTTCCCGGACGCCTGCGACCGACTGTCCGCCATGCTGCCCGGTGTACCGACATAACCGCCGGTGGCATAGCCGCGCATCAGCCGGTAAAGATTCCCCACGCCAATCCGGCTGGTTGCCTCCTTCGTGAAGACAAATTCACCACGGTGAACAATCCCCGCTGGCTCATATTTGCCGCCGGTTCCCGTAAATCCTCCGGTCGCAAAATGGAGTTTCGCCGCAGCGGCCTGAATGGCTGCACCACCTGACGCTGATGAGCCGCCACCGGTAGCACCTCCAATGGCGCTGCCGATACTCCCGACAATCCCCACCATTGCCTGCTTAAGCAGAATTTCTGTCATCATGGACAGCACGGAACGGGTGAAGCTGCGCCAGTTCTGTTCACTGCCGGTCAGCATCGCCGCCATATTCTGTGCAATACCATCAAAGGTCTGCGTGGCTGCACTTTTAACCTGCGACATACTGTCCGTGGCGCTCTCTTCCCACTCACTCCAGCCGGACTTCAGGCCTGCCATCCAGCTCCCACGAAGCTGGTCTTCAGCCGCCCAGGTCTTTTTCTGCTCTGACATGACGTTATTCAGCGCCAGCGGATTATCGCCATACTCCTCCTTCAGGCGCTGTTCCGTGCCTTCCCGTTCTGCCTGCCGGTCAGTCAGCCCCCGGCTTTTCGCATCAATGGCGGCCCGTTTTGCCCGTTGCTGCTGTGCGAATTTATCCGCCTGCTGCGCCAGCGCGTTCAGGTGCTCCTGATACGTAACCTTGTCGCCAAGTGCAGCCAGCTGGCGCTTGTACTCCAGCGTCTCATCTTTATGCGCCAGCAGGGATTTCTCCTGTGCAGACAGCTGGCGACGTTGCGCCGCCTCCTCCAGTACCGCGAACTGATTCTCCGCCTTCCACAAATCCCGGCGCTGCTGGCTGATTTTCTCATTCGCTCCGGCATGCTTCTCCAGCGTCCGGAGTTCTGCCTGAAGCGTCAGAAGGGCAGCATGAGCACTGTCTTCCTGACGATCGCCCGCAGACACCTTCACGCCGGAGTGCTTCGGCTTTTTCAGCGTCGCTTCATAGTCCTTTTTCGCCGCCGCCATCAGCGTGTTGTAATCTGCCTGCAGGATTTTCCCGTCCTTCAGTGCCTTGTTCAGTTCTTCCTGACGGGCGGTATATTTCTCCAGCGGCGTCTGCAGGCGTTCGTAAGCCTTCTGCGCCTCTTCGGTATATTTCAGCCGTGATGCCTCAGAGTCGGCCCAGTCCTTTGCTGCCATCTCTCTGGCCTTTTCAAGATCGGCCTTCAACGTGGCGGCTGAAAGCCCAAGTTGCGCATTCACTCTGTCCTCCCATGCTCCACGGAGATTGGCAAGAAATGCTGAGGTTTTACCGCGCCGGTGGCTTCGGCTCTGATACCACTGCCATTTTTTATCCGCTTCATCAAAAGCCTTTTCAGCTTTGGCGAGCATATCTGCAGAGGAGTCCGGGCGGCCAATATCCAGCACCGCATCCCACATGGATTTGAATGCCTGTGCAGTCTTGTCAGCCCAGGTCTCCAGCGTACCCATGTTCTCTTTCAGGCGGCGGGTCTGGTCATCAAACCCTTTCGTTGCGGCCTCGTTCGCCGCCTGCAACGCCCCGGCCCCATCGCCGGAACGCTGCAACTGAGCAACATACGCAATCTGTTCCGCCGTCACGTTATGGAACTGGCGCGCCATCGCCGTCAACCCAGACGTCGGGTCAGTGGTCAGCTTCCCGAAGGCTTCAGCGACCTTGTCCACCTCCACGCCGGATGCAGAGGAGAAACGCGCCACACTCTGGCTGATTGCCTCAAACTGCTCACCACCACGCACACCGGCATTCACCAGCGCCGTCAGTGACTCGCTGGTCTGGTTAAACGTCAGCCCTGCCGCCTGCCCGGATCTGGACAGGGCCAGCATACGATCTGCCGTCAGTCCCGCCTGATTACCGGAAAGGACCAGCGTTTTGTTGAAATTAGACAGGGTTGAGTCACCCTGATACCAGGCATACGCCAGCGCACCGGTCGCCACCGCTAGCGAAGTGATACCAACCATCGGCAGGGTGATCGCACCGGCAAGCCCCCTGAACATGGGGATCATCCCGCCGAAGGAGTCCTTCACCTGACCGCCCTGTTGCAGCAGGATCAGCCACGGACTTTGCCCGCCTGCAAGCTGCGTGGCCACGTCGGTGAACTGCGCAGGCAGCATACGCATGGCAGCTTTATACTGCCCGACGGAAATCCCCGCTTTCTGTGCAGCCAGCGCCTGTCGGTTCATCGACTGTTCAACGACTGCCGCTGTTTTTTTCGCATCACTTTCCGTACCGGAAAAATGACGCCTGACTCTGGCCATCTGCTCGTCAAATCTGGCCGCATCCAGACTCAAATCAACGACCAGATCACCTACCGGTTCAGCCATACCGGACTCCTCCTGCGATCCCTTCTGATACTGTCATCAGCATTACGTCATCCTCCGTCATGTCCGCCACATCCGGGGAAGCGGGGATAACTTCATTCCCGTCAGGGCCAAAACGAACGCCTCCGGCAAGCCCTGCCGCTTTCTGCATCAGCACATCATCTTCAGGCTCTTCGTCAGCCTCACGCCGGCTCAGCAGACTGAAATCCAGCGGATGCATATCCGGATCGCTGAAAAACAGGCTGAGCACGGTGTACGTCAGCCCGGAAAAGTGCATATCCAGCAGAACATCATGAAAATAATGGGTACTGTAAAAGCGGTGCCAGTCGGCATACTCCGTGGATGACATCCCGGCAAGCATGGCGCGCCAGTCGGGTCGCCCCATCTCACGCGCCAGTTTCAGGGCAAAACTCAGCTCACCGTCGAACACTTTCCCGCAGAAACAGGCTCTGCAGGCCCGGCGTCATCTGTCTGTTCAGGGGCATTATTCACAACAAACTCAGACATTCCGGACAGACGTAACACAACGTTTTCAGCCTGAGCAATTGCCTCCGTGGGCCAGGTGGTAAGCACTTCCTGCTCAATCTGCGTAATGGCTTCATTCATGGACGGCAGCTTTGTTTTCTGCGGATGGTTATGCCACAGAGACATCGCCACCAGAAACGCCCCGCCTCTGATAAGATCCTCTACAGACACCTGCAGGTTGCCACTGGATTCAGCCTTTTTTTCCTGCTCTTTCAACCAAGCAAGATGCTCAATACGCTGCAGGGCTGACAGTTCAGAAAGCGTGACGGTCACGCCGTTATGTTCAAATGATTCGGTTTTCAGGAACATCTCTGACTCTCCGGATTAGCTGTCGGTGACGTTGATTTCTGCAACCGCAGCAAACTCACCATTACCGGATACGACCGGAATGTTGACCTTGCCTGCAGCAACGCCCTTCACGGTGATGGTCATCCCACTGACCGACACGGTGGCTTTTGTTTTATCCGCTGACACCGCACGGAAGCTCTTGTCGGTTGCGCCTTCCGGCTGGAATGCCACGGTCAGCGTGGTGCTCTGCCCTTTCACTACGGAAGCACTGGCTGGCGTTACCGTCATGCCGGTTGCCGCTGTCACCGTGCTGCGATCTTCTGCCATTGACGGACGGCCCACATTGGTGACCTTCACCGTACGGGTGATCACTTCCTTCGCCGTCACTGCCTTACCGATACTGCTGACCCAGCCACGGAACACATCGACCGTGCCGTTCGGGAAGCGGATTTTATAGGCACGGGTATCGCCTTCATTAAACCACGCCAGCAGCGCCTGCTGCCCCTGCTCTCCGGGCATCCACGCCAGCGTGAAGCTGGTATCTCCGGCGGATTTCTGCCCCTGCCCGGTCGCGGCCCAGTCCGGATCTTCATCATCGAGATAACTGTCGTCATAGGACTCTGCGGTCAGTTCGCCGGGCGTCAGTTCTTTAACTTTTGCCAGACGCGACCAGTCAACGTCTGAAAGCGGGTTCGCATAAGGGTCACCGTTCCCCTTATAAACCCACAGGGTGGTTCCGGCCCCTTTCACCGGTGCCAGAGGATTTGGTGTTGGCATATCGTCCTCACATTTCATAGGTAATGACATAAGTCAGATCGGCTGAACTCCACAGGCCCGCATCATCGTCGCGCCGGTAGTCATAGCCACTGGCCACCATACTGGTGATCAAATCTGACAGTGCCGGGATATCGTTCATCACCGGATAAATCCGGGACTCCATCCACGCATCCAGCTCTGAATCCGGTACCTGAGCAGGCAGGAAAACTTCAATATGCAGCTCCGCCTGCCAGGTATCGCTGTCCAGCTCTTCGCCCGTGTATTCAGCGCCGGTGAGATAAACGGCAACTGCCGGAAAATCCGCCTCATCAAAAACAGCGGGGCGACCATCAAAAAGCGTCGCCCCGGTGTCATGCTTCTCCAGTGCATCCAGTACGGCTGCACGGAGTTCAGTATGTTTCATCGCTTTATTACCATCCTCAGTTGATGCTGCAGCGCATAGCCCAGCTCTTTCGGAAGACGCTCACGCCGTATCTGTTCAATATTCTGTTTAAACGCCGTGGTCAGCGGCACCGCCATCGGGATTTTCACCACATCAATGGGGTAACGGTTTTTCCCGGCCACACGCTGCATGACATGCCAGCGACCATTTTTTAATCGCTGGATAAATGCCCGCTGATAACGATGCTGACCGGCCCGTAGCGTACTGTTGGGACGACTTCCGGTGATCCGTATCCCCAGTTTGATGACAGGTAAATCACCGCGGTTAACAATGATTTTTACGTGCGGATTTTTGACCGTGGCCTTTTTCAGTCTGGCCCTTTCCTTTACCAGTTTTCGCCGCACCTTTGTCTCACGGGCAACCTGTGACGCCGACTGATTCATTGCCGTTGTGGCCACGCGGTTAATGGCCATTGCGGAGGCACCGGGCACTGCCGTTTTGCTGATACGGCTGAGGTTTTCAACGGCCTGCTCAAGACCTTTTATGGCCATACCTCCTCCTTTCAGCGGCGACGGTTAACGGCAGGCGGTACGCCCCGCCCAAGCCAGAGATGACAGCTTCCGCCATCATCCGGCGAAATCCGGTCTATCCAGAAGTTTTCCTCACCGATGCTCAGCGTGTCGCCGCGCCGCAGCTGCCGCACATCATCAGTCCGGACAAACAGGGACGGGCTGGAGCCTTCAACGCGCACGCCCTGTCCGGCATAGCTGATATTTTCAGGGTCATCAAAAACACCACGTATCACAGCACCGGACTGCTCACCGGATGTCATGGTGGCTGACGTTCCCATGTACCCGCGTATCGTTTCATCGGCGCAGGCAATGGCAGCATCGAACAGGTTATCGAAATCAGCCACAGCGCCTCCCGTTATTGCATTCTGGCCAGGCCGCGCTCTGTCATTTCAGCTGCCACACCGGCAGAGACACGGAACGCCGTTCCCGGCAGCACAAATGCCACAGCCTCATCCCGCGTGGCGTGAAGTGCATCAGTATGCAGCGTCACCAGTGCCACAACCGTGACCAGATCAGCCGTATCAGTCACGGTATCCGGCTGCGCTGATACCAACTCATTTTCATGCCCGGTCAGCGCATTTTCCGGGCTGACAGATGTGTCCTGACCGGCAGCGTCATCCGTGTCATTAAGCTCCTCTTCCAGCTCTGCCACACGGAGTGCCAGTTCTTCTTTCGTCCCCGTCAGGCTGACATCACGGTTCAGTTGCTCACCCAGCACCTGAAGACGGGCAATCAGTTCATCTTTCGTCATGGACTCCTCCACAGAGAGAAAATGGCCCCGAAGGGCCATGATTACGCCAGTTGTACGGACACGAACGCATCAGGGTCAGCCAGCAGCATCAGCGGTGCTGACTGAATCATGGTGAACTCACACGCCGGATCGCCGGTGGTCACCCAGTTTTTCGGGTAGCGGGCAGAGGCGTTAATACCTTCGCGCTGTGCGTCCGCATCCTGAATGCAGCCATAGGTGCGCAGACCGCGTGCCTGAGTGTTCCCCAGCACCATCGTGTTGTCCGGCAGGAAGTTCTTTTTGACGTCGTTTTCCACGTACTGTCCGGAATACACGACGATCGCCGTATCGCCATACATCCCCTTATAGGACACCGCTTCGCCCAGGTCTTTTACCGCAGTCTCCAGCTCGGAATTAGAGCCGCGACGGGTATCCAGCTTCTCCTTGACGGCTTTGAAGGAACGGAACAGCGCCCAGCCTTTCGGATCAAACACGATGATGTTCACCACACCGCTGGCGTTCAGCGCGTAGGCTTCGATATCGTCGGTCGGGTCATACGTGGACTTGTCACGCTTGCTCCACTCCGTGCCACCGGACTGTGTGATGTTGTTCGCCGCACTGCGGCCCATATCCACCTCAACCGGATCGAAGGCTTCACCGGTCATGGTGTATTTGCCCTTGAGCACAGCAGAAACGGCCTGCATCTCTTCGACCTGAGCAATGGCAAGCTCCTCATCACGCATGTTTTGCATGATGATGCGACGGCGGCGGTAAGCCGGATCCGCCAGATTCTGTGGATCTTCATCCGGCAGGCGACGCAGGGTCATCTGCGGATTCACCTCATGCTTCGGCTTGACATATCCCGGCGTAAATTCAGAGGTGGAGCCACCACGGGAGCGGATAACCTCACCGGAAACAATTGGCGAAACGTACAACGCCATGTTTACCAGTCCCGGAATTTGTGAGAGATAGACTTTCTCCGTGGTGAAGGGATAGCTCTCACGGAAAAAGAGACGCAGAAACAGCGGATCAAACTTAAATTTCTTCTCATTTGCCGCCAGCAGCTGGGCGGTTGTGTACATCGACATAAAAAAATCCCGTAAAAAAAGCCGCACCGGCGGCCTTTAGTGATGAAGGGTAAGGTTAAACGATGCTGATTGCCGTTCCGGCAAACGCGGTCCGTTTTTTCGTCTCGTCGGTGGCAGCCTCCGGCCAGAGCACATCCTCATAACGGAACGTGCCGGACTTGTAGAACGTCAGCGTGGTGCTGGTCTGGTCAGCAGCAACCGCCAGAATGCCAACGGCAGCACCGTCGGTGGTGCCATCCCACACAACCAGCTTACGGGTGGAGGTATCCGGCATCAGCGGGGTCATTGCAGGCGCTTTCGCACTCAATCCGCCGGGCGCGGTTGCCGTATGTGCCGGGTCACTGTTGCCCAGCGGCTGGTAATGGGTAAAGGTTTCTTTGCTCGTCATAAACATCCCTTACACTGGTGTGTTCAGCAAATCGTTAACGGCATCAGATGCCGGGTTACCTGCAGCCAGCGGTGCCGGTGCCCCCTGCATCAGACGATCCAGCGCAGTGTCACTGCGCGCCTGTGCACTCTGTGGTGCAGCTGCCAGAATGCGGCGGGCCGTTTCCACGGTCATACCGGGGGTTTCGGCCAGCACGCGTGCCTGTTCTTCGCGTCCGTGAGCCTCCTCACAGTTGAGGATCCCCATAATGCGGCTGTTTTCTGCCGCAACCGCTGCGGTGATCTGCGCGTTCACATCCGGCTGCGCCGCGCTGGCGTTTTTGCCCTCCGTCGCTTGCACCACGCCAGTAACGTCAGCCTGCGAAGCAGTGGCTGAAACAGTTGTTGATTGAGTCTCTTTGGTCATTCGCCCTCCTGAGAGACGGGATTTACGTGTATCCAGTGCATCACGCATGACGGTGATCGCATCGGTACTGTTAACAAGTTCATCAGCCAGTCCGGCATCAATGGCCTCCTGACCGCTGTACACTGCAGCCTCGGTATCCAGCACAGCCTGCACGGACAGGCCGGTATATGCCGATACCTTCTGTGCAAACATCCGGCGGGTTGCATCCATCCGGGACTGCAGTGTTTCCCGGACATCATCCGGTAGATGGCTGTAGGGGTTGCCATCCACCTTATGGCTGCCGCTGTAAATCAGCGTGATTTCCACGCCCTGTTTCTCCAGCGCAGCGCCGTAATTACTGTGAGCCATCATGACGCCGATGGAGCCTGTCCGGGCGGTCTGCGTGACCAGACGCCGGGAGGCGGCACTGGCAAGCAGCTGACCTGCACTGCAGTTCATGTCGTTGGCCAGCGCCCATACCGGTTTTATGTCACGCACACGGGCGATGATGTCAGCGCAGTCAAATGCCCCCGCCACCATCCCGCCGGGCGTGTCCATATCGAGCAGAATGCCGTCCACCATCGGATCGCTGGCAGCCTGTTGCAGACGGGCGATAATGCCGTTGTAACCGGTCATCCCCGAATACGGCTGCAGCGCCCGCGTCCGGCTGACCAGCGTGCCGGAAACCGGCAGCACGGCGATGCCGTTCATGACCTGATAACTGCGGGCCTGTCGTGGTCCGTCATCATCACCGGATAACGCCAGCGTCGCGGGTGCCTCTCCGGCAGTCAGGCTGTCACCGGACACCGCATCTGTCAGGCGGCTGATCCCAAGCTGGCCTGCAAGCGCACAAAAGAAAACCCGCGCATAGGCGGGTTCAAGCATCAGCGGCTCATTAAAGGCCATGCTGGCAATATGCGGGAGATTACGCAGCTCTGCTGTCACTCTTCTCCTCCTCTGTTGATTGTCGCAGCCCGGATTCAAATGCCGCAGCCGCCCAGGCGGGCGGTTTAAGACCGGCTGCACGGCGCTCCATCGTTTCACGGACCTGCTGGGCAAAAATTTCCTGATAGTCGTCACCGCGTTTTGCGCACTCTTTCTCGTAGGTGCTCAGTCCGGCTTCTATCAGCATCACCGCTTCCTGTACTTCTTTCAGACCATCGATGGCCATACGACCGGAGCCTATCCAGTCACAGTTCCCCCAGGCACTGCGGGCTTCCTGAAAGCTGAAGCGCGCTTTTGAAGGTAACGTCACCACGCGGCGGGCGATGGCCTCTTCCAGCCAGCACAGAAACATCTGGCTCGCCTGACGGGATGCGACGAATTTTCGCCGCCCCATAAAGTACGCCCACGACTCGTTCGCACTGGCCCGTGCCGTGGAGTAGCTCATCTGGGCGTAATTCCGGGAAAGCTGCTCATACGAGACACCCAGCCCGGCAGCGATATACCGCAACAGTGACTGCTCAAACACGGAGTAGCCGTTATCCGTGTCCTGAGCCGTCTGCAGGTTCAGTGAGTCCCCCGGCATCAGGTGCGGCACTTTTGCGCCTCCCAGCCGGACCGGTGCTGCGGCGTAATACGCGGCAATTTCACCAATCCAGCCGGTCAGCTTGTCCCGCTGCTCCTTACTGTTCGCGCCCAGAATAAAATCCATCGCTGACTGCGTATCCAGCTCACTCTCAATGGTGGCGGCATACATCGCCTTCACAATGGCGCTCTGCAGCTGCGTGTTCTGCAGCGTGTCGAGCATCTTCATCTGCTCCATCACGCTGTAAAACACATTTGCACCGCGGGTCTGCCCGTCCTCCACGGGTTCAAAAACGTGAATGAACGAGGCGCGCCCGCCGGGTAACTCACGGGGTATCCATGTCCATTTCTGCGGCATCCAGCCAGGATAGCCGTCCTCGCTGACGTAATATCCCAGCGCCGCACCGCTGTCATTAATCTGCACACCGGCACGGCAGTTCCGGCTGTCGCCGGTATTGTTCGGGTTGCTGATGCGCTTCGGGCTGACCATCCGGAACTGTGTCCGGAACAGTCGCGAGGGACTGGTATCCCAGGTGGCCTGAACGAACAGTTCACCGTTAAAGGCGTGCATGGCCACACCTTCCCGAATCATCATGGTAAACGTGCGTTTTCGCTCAACGTCAATGCAGCAACAGTCATCTTCGGCAAACTCTTTCCATGCCGCTTCAACCTCGCGGGAAAAGGCACGGGCTTCTTCCTCCCCGATGCCCAGATAGCGCCAGCTTGGGCGATGACTGAGCCGGAAAAAAGACCCGACGATATGATCCTGATGCAGCTGGATGGCGTTGGCGGCATAGCCGTTATTGCGTACCAGATCGTCTGCGCGGGCATTGCCACGGGTAAAGTTGGGCAGCAGGGCTGCATCCACACTTTCACTCGGTGGGTTCCACGCCCGCAACTGCCCACCAAATCCGCTGCCACCGCCGTGATAACCGGCATATTCACGCAGCGATGTCATGCCGTCCGGCCCCAGAAGGGTGGGAATGGTGGACGTTTTCATACATAAAATCCTGCAGGTCCCCTGCGTCGCTGTGTCATGCCGGTCTGCACTTCCAGCTCCGCAATGTATTTTTTCAGGTCAGACACGGAAGTGGCCGTAAACTCCACTCTCCGTCCGTCTTTCTGTACCGTTGCCACCCGTTTTCCTGTCATCAGGTCATGCAGTGCCGCACGGGCAGCGGCAAGTTCTTCCTGTCGCGTCATTCATCCTCTCCGGATAAGGCACGGGCGTAATCTGCCAGTGTTTTCTTGTTGGTTGCTGCACCATCCTCTTCCTGCAGGCTCGCCAGCAGTGCACTGAGATCCAGCTGCCAGCGGGAAATACTGATGCGCAGCGCCGCCAGCGCATAAACGAAGCAGTCGAGCGCCTCATTGCGTCGCTTTTTGCTGTCCCACAGTATTTTTTTCCTGCCATCCACCCATTTTTCGACCTGCTCTTCAGCAGTCAGCTGCTGCGCTTCGGTCAGATCAAAAATATTCGGGTTATTCGGGAAGTGAACGGCACCGGGAAGCGGTTCATCCCCTTCCGGCGTCAGTGTGAAGCGGTTATAAATCTGCTCTTTCGCGGTATCCGTACCGATTTCGGTAAGGTAAACCCCGTTTTTGTTTCGCTTACGAGGCATGCTGGCCACCGGCTTACCGTAGACGGATGCCCCTTTAATGGGGATCACCCGGAACAGCCCATGCTTTTTCGAGCGTTCATACACAATGGTCGGGTCAATCCCGCCAGTATCCCAGCAGATACGGGATATCGACATTTCTGCACCATTCCGGAGGGTATAGGTTTTATTGATGGCCTCATCCACACGCAGCAGCGTCTGTTCATCGTCGTGGCGGCCCATAATAATCTGCCGGTCAATCAGCCAGCTTTCCTCACCCGTCCCCCATCCCCATACGCGCATTTCGTAGCGGTCCAGCTGGGAGTCGATACCGGCGGTCAGGTAAGCCACACGGTCAGGAACGGGCGCTGAATAATGCTCTTTCCGCTCTGCCATCACTTCAGCATCCGGACGTTCGCCAATTTTCGCCTCCCACGTCTCACCGAGCGTGGTGTTTACGAAGGTTTTACGTTTTCCCGTATCCCCTTTCGTTTTCATCCAGTCTTTAACAATCTGCACCCAGGTGGTGAACGGGCTGTACGCCGTCCAGATGTGAAAGGTCACACTGTCCGGCGGCTCAATCTCTTCACCGGATGACGAAAACCAGAGAATGCCATCACGGGTCCAGATCCCGGTCTTTTCGCAGATATAACGGGCATCAGTGAAGTCCAGCTCCTGCTGACGGATGACGCAGGCATTATGCTCGCAGAGATAAAACACGCTGGCGGGATCATCCGGCGTCCATTTGAGGCCAAACGGCGTCTCTTTATCGCCAAATTTAAGGTACTGCTCCTCCCCGCAGTGCGGGCAGGCAACATGAAAACGCATAAAATGCGGGGATTCACTGGCAGCACGCTCAATCTGGCAGGTGCCTCTCACTTTGGGCGTGGAGCCACGGATGGACTTTGGCCAGACCGAGCCTTCAATACGCTTATCGCCCAGGAACGTCGGAGAGCCTTCCTGTTCAATATCCTCATCAAAGGCAGCAAGTTCATCATAACCCGCCACATCCACTGACTTTTCACGGTAGTTTTTTGCCGCTTTACCGCCCAGGCACCAGAAGCCACGCCCATTGGTGAAACGCTTCATGGTGAGCGTGTTATCCCGGTGCTTTTTGCCATACCACGGGGCCAGCGCCAGCAGCGAAGGAATATCACGGATGGTCGGCTCAACGTGAGTTTTCATAAAGTTCTCGGCATCACCATCCGTCGGCAACCAGATAAGTGTGTTGCGCTGCTTATGCTCTATGAAGTAGGCATAAACACCCAACAGCATTTTGGAATAACCAACACGGGCAGACTTCACCACATTCACCTCGCGGATGTAGTCGCTGCCCATCGCATTCATGATGGCCCGCTGAAAGGGCAGTGTTTCCCAGCGCCCTTCCTGGTATGCGGATTCTTTCGGGAGATAGTAATTGGCATCCGCCCATTCAACGGCGGTCTGTGGCTCCGGCCTGAACAGTGAGCGAAGCCCGGCGCGGACAAAATGCCGCAGCCTGTTAACCTGACTGTTCGATATATTCACTCAGCAACCCCGGTATCAGTTCATCCAGCGCGGCTGCTTTGTTCATGGCTTTGATGATATCCCGTTTCAGGAAATCAACATGTCGGTTTTCCAGTTCCGGAAAACGCCGCTGCACCGACAGTGGGATCCCGTCGAGAATACTGGCAATTTCACCTGCGATCCGCGACAGCACGAAAGTACAGAATGCGGTTTCCACCACTTCAGCGGAGTCTCTGGCATTTTTCAGCTCCTGTGCGTCGGCCTGCGCACGCGTAAGTCGATGGCGTTCGTACTCAATAGTCCCTGGCTGGAGATCTGTCTCGCTGGCCTGCCGCAGTTCTTCAACCTCCCGGCGCAGCTTTTCGTTCTCAATTTCAGCATCCCTTTCGGCATACCATTTTATGACGGCGGCAGAGTCATAAAGCACCTCATTACCCTTGCCACCGCCTCGCAGAACGGGCATTCCCTGTTCCTGCCAGTTCTGAATGGTACGGATACTCGCACCGAAAATGTCAGCCAGCTGCTTTTTGTTGACTTCCATTGTTCATTCCACGGACAAAAACAGAGAAAGGAAACGACAAAGGCCAAAAAGCCCGTTTTCAGCACCTGTCGTTTCCTTTCTTTTCAGGGGGTATTTTAAATAAAAACACTAAGTTACGACGAAGAAGAACGGAAACGCCTTAAACCGGAAAATTTTCATAAATAGCGAAAACCCGCGAGGTCGCCGCCCCGTAGCCTGCCGGATCGCCGGAAAGGACCCGCAAGCGTTCTGGTTTATTCGCAATGAATTCAATGTCTGACAGACCAGCGTCGTGCGACCACGGTCGCACGCTCCTGAATACATGCCCTGTTTCTTCCACCCTCGCACAAGACTGGCGAGCATGAGGGACAAACCCGCGAATCATTAGCGCGGTAAAAACCCGGTGTGCATCGTTTTGATTATTCCCGCACACTCGCGCAGAAGGAATTCCCCGTCGGGCTACGGTCATGGTTAATGCGGGAATACGGCGACGATACAGCGCATAATGTGTCAGGCTTGAATACCTTTATCGAATCCCGGTAATAAAAACTGTCCCTGTCTCTCCAGACGTTCCAGCTTTGCAAGCAATTGAGGTTTTTTCGTTCTCCCCCAGCGATTGAGCAGACGGCCTGACATGCTGGCGACATCCTTCTCTTTCATGTACTCCAGCATTACGGCGTTACGTTCTGCTTCATAACTTTCGCTGTACTTACGGAGTTCTGCTGACATCCAGTTAAACGCATTGATATAGGCTTCTTTAACAGCATCGGCTTTTGCCCCGTTAAATCCCATAACCAGCATAACGAAGCCACTAAAGTCCATGCGGTAGTAAATCTGTTTCTTGTCAAAAATCCCTAAGTCATTGATTTTCTCGACGGCCCAAAAATGGGTTGTCGAGAATTCCTCAGAACATCTCAAACATTTAATAGCCCTAATCACATGCTGATGGCGTTTACCAAATGCCCTGGCAATCTGGAAGGTGTCAGTTACCGGTTGACCTTCTGCTGCGGTAACTAACTGGCGAAAGTCGAAGTCATGATTCGCAATTAATTCATTCATGGCGTTGCCTGCTTCTTTGAAATGAACCTTTGCCGCACAGGAAACCAGCCCACCGAGGCTCGCCAGCACTAACTGGTATCCTCAAAGGCCCATTCCAAAGGGTCAGGTTCGGTGTTTATTGTGCGCTGCGGTGCGCGGTGAAATACCGGTACAAAAATGCCCCGCATCTGCGAGGCATTTTCCTGAAAGTCACTTGTTAAATTTCAGTGAAATTAAAATTATTTTAAGCACTGCGTCCTGATGTATTCCTGCAGGTAGTTAACCTGCGCGGTTATCTTGTCGATTCCACCTCGGAGACGGTAATAATTGAGTTCAGCATCTGCTGTAAGCCCTGGGCTTTCTCCATCGCCCATGCTGCTGGCTCCGGTCGTTGACTTTGCACAGGTGGCGGAGACTTGCAGGCGCTTACGACCAGCAGAAACATCGGCACGGAGACTTTCGATAGTCGCGTTAGCATCAGCAAGTTCCTTTGTATATCTTGCGTCGAGTTCTGCTACATCACGTTGACGCTTCTGCATATCAGCGATGATGGATGTGGCTTTATCGCGCTGCTCTTTGTAGGCGATGGCGTTATCACGGTAATGATTAACAGCCCATGACAGGCAGAGGATGATGCAAATAACCAGAGCGGAGATAATCGCGGTTACCCTGCTCATTGCTGCCCCCACAAACAGACTTCACGCTCAATATCACGACGGGTCATCAGCCCTTTCCATTGCTTACCGCCAGCGTATGTCCAGCGACGTAGCTGGTCACATGCGCCTTTGATATCACCCTGGTTTATTTTGCGAAGAAGCGTCGATGTTCTGAAATTACCAGCGCCCACGTTGTAAACGAACGAGTAAAGAGCGCCGCGCGTTGTTTCCGGTATATCGACTTTGATGTACGGGTTAATTTGTCTGGCGACCGTGGCAAGGTCTTTATTCAGGAGGGCTTTGCATTCTGCTTCGGTATACGTTTTACCGGGAATGATGTCTTTTCCGGTGTGTCCGTGACATACAGTCCATACGCCAACGATATCTTCGTATGGTATGTAGCTGACACCTTCCAGGCCATCGTCACCACTCGGACCAGTGATGAGCACAGACGCTATGGCAACAGCCCCACCACCAATAGCAGCAGCAACAGCCTTGCGTAATGATGGCGACATTATTCACCTCTCGCAGCCTTACGCTTATCTTCTTTAATCTTGAAATAAAGGTTTGTCAGATACGTCAGCAAGCCAAACACCAGGCTACCCAATACGCCTATTGCCACCCACTGGGATGGGGAGACTTTGTCCAGCAACT